AAGAATAGAATAACTTTAAATTGATCGCTAACATAAACGGTATTGACATTTATAAACCGATTTTATATATTATAATAACGATACAAAAAAACATCTAACAATCTTAATAAGAAGGAGCGCATTACTACATGGACTTTCCTCCCTTATCCTTCATTTCTTGATAACAGATGCCTAAACAAACAAATTCCTATATTTAGTCTAAAATGGCAGCTAAATGCTCATTAACAGTTAGAACCATGCTCACTAAAACAGTTGATTTTAGTGACCTTCTTCCTTCTACTAAACCAATAGATGCTAAAACGGTCTGCACCTGGTACGAAGATGCAGAGAAGCTGCTTAACGAGCTCAAAGGCTGCAACCTAAAAGAGGTTAGTGAAAATGATGTTGCAATTATTAGATACCTGCAAAATTATAAGGAGCAGTTCTGAATCGAACCATTGTGGGATTGAAACATTAACTATATTTTATCACATTAAGAAGGAGTAACAAAAAATGAGTGAAGTGACTAAGATGGTTAACAAAGAAGAGATTTTCCTTGCTAACTACGACTTCGATGCCGCCTTTGATAAGGTAGATGAGAAGGTTAAAAGAAACCATTTTGAGGCTGCCGCTCTTATTACATTGAGAGCGAATCTTTACCGCAACCAGCAGATGGGAAAAACAAAAGAAGAACTGCAAACTATTGCCAACGCCTGGCTCCCAGGCGTTGTAACCAGAACTCGTGGTAAGACCAAGATTGAAAAAGCTCATGACGCCTATAACAGCCTTAATGAAGAAGAAAAGGCGGACATGGCAAAATTTGTCGCTGAGCGTCTACGTGAGGCTAAGGCTGCTCGCGCTTCTCGAACTTAACCTCCATAAGATAAACAAGAGCAGATTACATAATGGATGCAGCTTAGTTGAGGGCTAAGAGCGATTTGTTACTTTAATCTGCTCTTTTTTGGAGCTAGGAATGTGGGAATTAGAACATTAAGAAGAAGGAGCAAAAAGATGGAGATAAAAGATGCAAGTGTTATTATTGTGTATACATGCCCCTTGCTAAAAAGAATATGTAGAGCAATAGGCAACGAAATTACCTATAGTGGGTATGAAGTTAAAGAAAGTGAAGACCACATTATAGGTAGTATTGTAATTGCTGAAGTAAGGTGTGTATGTAAGAACTTCCACAAAATAGAATTATCATCCTGTTATAGCTAATAATAACAAAAAGGAGCAAAAATATGAACATTCTTCTTGCACAACTTGAGGCTGCAAAAATAGTAGCTAAATCGTCTGAGCCCAACAGCGTTCATATACAGCCTACTATATATGGAGACCTTCTAGAAGTACCGATGAACTGTAGGCGTGCATATCATACTATGCGCCAAATTCAGTTTGAAATGATTAAACACTTACCCGAAGCAGCGGAGCTTACTATCCATAAGCACAAAAGAATAGATGGTATTGAACATAGATGGCTCGACCTCGCTCCACTCAATGATCCTACTAACTCAGTAATGACTATCTTTTATAAGGAGGACTAATGATAACCATATATCTCTATAACCATTGTAAGCTAGTGGAGGCTCAAAATGTCTAATATCTTTGTTGTCAATAAAGGCGGCCATGATTTCTCTAAAGCTGAACGTTTTGGTAAGCTCGTTTATCTTAGCGAGGGTTCAATAGACCCCTTTAAAATAAATAGCATGTATCGAGAAATGGCAGAAGCTATTTCAGCCAGTCACCAAGATGATTATATCCTCTCAACTGGGCTTCCTATTATGAGACAGATATTAAGTGCAATGTTTGCGTTTAAGCATGGTTGTCTTAATCTTCTGCTGTTCAAAAATGGTGAGTATGTTGAGAGACGCATTCTTCTTGGCGAACTAATAAAGAAGGAGCAAAAATGATCAATCTTAATGCCAACTATCCTATTCCTACCAATCCAACCTGGAACGTTTGTGATAGCAGTAAATTTAAGGCCTATACTACCTGCGAACGCATGTATTTCTACAGATATGTGCTCGGTTGGCGGCGTGATTTTCCTTCACATGATTTAGTTTTTGGCGAAGCGTGGCACCGCGCTATGAAACGTCTATTTGATGAAGGCTTCTCAAAGAAAACAATTGAAAAGGCCTTCGACGATTTTCTGGCTTACTATCGCACCAACTTTAGCGAAGATAGCGATTTAAACTATATCCCTAAAAGTCCTGGGGACGCTCTCAAGGCCTTAATTGAGTATGTAACTCAATACGAGCGGCAAGACCACTGGGAGGTTCTATTCACTGAGCGTGCTGGTACCGTTCTGATTGACGAAGGCATCCCACTACACTTTCGTCTCGATGCTGTTGTTAGAGATGAGAATGATCGAATCTTCGTAATCGATCATAAGACCACAAAGTGGGCAGCCTCAACATGGACGGAGCAGTTCTCGCTTGACTTTCAAGTTTACGCTTACCTTCACGTTCTCCACTGTATGTATCCCTGCAATCCAATAGGAGGCCTGATTATCAATGGAACTCGGTTCTTCAAAAGCAAGATTGAGCATATAAGAGTGCCAATCAACAAATCTCTTGAATCCTTGAACGCTTGGTTTCAAGAAGCTCAAGTTCTTGCGAGAAAGATAAAAGGAGATTTCAAAGAACTATCTATAACATCTTCGGCTGTTCCTGTTCTTCTCGCCTTTCCTCGTCGAACCACTCAGTGTGTACAGTATATGCGCATGTGCCAATTTGCCGACTTCTGTAGCGTCTGGGCAAATCCTCTTAGGCACGTCGGCGATGTTCCTGAAGGATTTAAGATTGAGTGGTGGAATCCGGCGGAGAAGGAAACGATCATACTGGCAAATTAAATATTTTGATTTGGAAGTGTTAAACAAAAAGGAAGATTACAATGACTAAACTTACATCTGAACAGGCTCGTGCTCAGCTTGCTGATATTCGTGCTAAGTATGCTGAAAGCACTAAGTTTGACAACTTTAGCGCACTTATAATGGGTGAAGCAGGTACAGGAAAAACCTCTATTATTGCAACAGGTCGTAAGCCAATCTTAATAGATTCATTCGACCCACTTAATACTCTCGTCCTAAAAGAACTGACCGACAAAGGCGAAGTTCTTGTTCGTCAATTCTGGAGCGAGCAATCAATAGCTCCTACTGAATATGAGCGGTGGGAAAAACAGTGGAGCAAAGATTGTGATACTGGTTTCATTGGAATGATGGGAACTTATAGCATTGATAGTTGCACTACCTGGATTGAGGCTCTTGTTAATGCCTATTGCAAGAAGAAAGGCAGGCAGAACAATATTCCAGAAATTCAGGACTACCAAGTAATTTACAATATTATCAAGGATACTATCAAAATTAGCTCTACTCAAGGAGCTGACTTTATTCTAACTGGCCACCTTGTCGCTTATCAGGACGAAGTAACTGGTCGAACATATAGCGAGCTTGATATATACAAACGGCTGAAAACACGTGTCCCACTGCTGTTTACAGAAAAGCTTGTAACACTCTCGAAAGAGGTTCCAGCTGGTATTAAACACGTTCTACTGACTAATGCAGCTGGTCGCTATAGGGCCTCAACTCAGCTTGGCCGAAACGGAAAGTTTGCAAATGAAGAAGAACCTGACATAAAACTTCTGCTTAAAAAAGCAGAGCTCTCAGCGGAGGACAAAGTAATATGATTATCTGTGATAAAGGCCACCAGGTTATAGTATTTGACCATCGCTTTGATGGTGATAAGTGTCCACTCTGCCATACTATTAACAATTCTCTTGCTGCCGATGCAGTGATAGAGGAGTTAGAGGCTAAAGTGTACTCTTTTAGTACTTCTATTGAGCTTCTTCGAGTACGGTTTTTAGCAACTAGCTAATAACTAACAACTAACAACTAACAACTAAACAAGGAGACAATTATGTCAAACATTCTAGATCTCGCTCTGGCGGCTAACATATCCGAGCCTGAGGCAGTAGCCGAGGCCGAATATCAACTATTGCTGGTCAGCGCAAAAAGGAAAGATTCAAAGAGCGGAAACTCAATGGTGGAGTTCTCTCATGAAATCGTCGGAGACGTTCTTACACCTCCGGTGTTCTATTACCTCATCCTTCCAACTGATTCTATGTCACAGAAAGACCAACAGCGTCGTCTGCTTGATGTGAAGCGCTACTGTGACGCTTTCAACATTCCTATTGAAACATTTGCAGCATGTGTGGCCGATGATAGCTTTGAAGATATCATCGGCAGCCAAGGCTGGGCGCACCTGGTTCAAAACGAATATGAAGGTCGAATCAGTAACAAAATCAAACGCTTTATAAAGAGCGCCTAACGCTCACAGTAGCCGGAGCGAGCTTTCATGATTTTTCTCGCTCTGGCTTATTTTTTTATTAACTAAGGAACTATAATGACTACTTCACGTTTATCTGTTGAAATTCCTACCTCCTTAAAAAGGCGTCTTGAGCGCCTTCCTCATGGAATGATACGTGCAGTAACAATTGTTACACTAAACGATGCACTTGATGCTATTGAAGGACCAAACGAGAATGCTGTTCTTGGTGGCATCTTAACTCGCAATATCAAACTGGCTGACTATAGCGAAACATTTAGTAAAGATGCAGATTAACGAAACCCTTCCTGGCATGGTAAAAAAGCTAGAAATTGGAGAGCTCGATCTTTATCTTCTGCTTGCTAATCGTGACAATAAACTTGCTTACATTTATATAGCAGGCCCACGAACTGGCAGTGATATACACCATCTAATTGTTGGTGTAACGGAGCTCATTAATCTTTGTCTTGATGAGAATATTAGTATTGAAAAGATAATAGAGCGCCTTATGTATCATCGCGCTGAAACAAGCGGAATAACTAATGATAAAAAAATCGTTTCATCTATTCTTGACTTTATTGCAAAGGCTTTAAAGGAGTGCTATTGTGACCCTAGATGATTACAAACCAAGTATTAGCCAGCTTTCTGCTACTGAGGCCTATGCTATTCACCAAGCTATTCGCCTTGATCGCTTTGTTAGCAAGAAAGCTATTCAAGAAGAGAAAAAAGAAACTAAGAGAATGTCCAGTAGGTTTGAAAAAACTATCCGTTCAATGTCAGAAGAACAACTTGAGAAACTACTGGAGGAACTACAGTGAGCATAATCACTTTCGATCTTGAGATCATATCTAAAAGTTGAGCTGCTTAGACTTGTTAATTATATCAAAGATAAGAACTGACCCTCCAACAAGGAAACAGTTTGTAGATTGGATGATATAAGAAAAAGGATAGCAAAAATGAATGTATCTACAATACCGTACAACAAGATTCACATTGGGGAACGCTTTCGTAAAGATTATGGAGACATTAAACAATTAGTTATTAGCATTCGTCTACATGGTTTGCATGTTCCTGTTATTGTCAAGCAAGCTGAACATGATTGCTATGAACTTCTTGCAGGCGGTAGACGAATGGCAGCACTTGCTGATGTTGGCAGCTATGTTGAAAATGGAGTTCCTGCTGTTGTTCTTCCTGCCAATACTAATGAATACAGTTCAAGAACTATCGAACTAATTGAAAATATTCATCGCAAGCAACTTGAGCCGATGGAAGAGATTCATTTAAAGGCGGAAATAACACGTATACAAACGGCTCAGTTCGGTGAAAAGAGTAAAAAGAATCTAACAGGCTGGAACCAAGAAGAAACTGCTAAACTCTTTGGTGTTACTGCTGCAAGTATCAGTGATGATATCCAACTTAGTAAGGCCGCTGAAATGCTGCCTGAGTTGAACGCTGCTAAAACAAAAGCGGAGGCCAAAAAAATTCTTAGTGACGCTATTAAGAACTTCAAACGAAATAGAGCCATAACACAGTTTACAACCAATGAAGCAGGAAAACCAGCTAATGTTCTAAAAAAGAAACTGATGGATAGCTACATTATTGGCGACGCACGCTTGTTTATGACAAAATTAAAAAGTGGAACGTTTGATCTAATTGAAATTGATCCTCCCTATGCGATTGATCTAGAAGACGCAAAGAAACTTGACAATAAGGGGAGTATAACTAACCAAACTGAGAACTATATAGATATTCCATCTGAACAGTACCTTCTAACAATGCAACATATCCTTGCTGAATCTTACCGAGTTGCTAAACCAAATGCTTGGATTATTCTTTGGTTCGCTCCTGAACCCTGGTTCGAGCCGATGTTTCAGCTACTGACCCAAGCAGGTTGGGAATCTCGCAGAATGCCTCTTATCTGGTCTAAGCGAATTGGTCAGACGAAACGACCAGATCGCTATATGGGTAATGCCTATGAAATGGCCTTTTATGGTAGAAAAGGGAATGCAGTTATTAACAAAGCTCGTAACAATGTCTACGACTATCGAACTGTCAATGATAAAGAACACGCTACTGAGAAGCCCATTGAAATGTACGAGGATTTGCTTTATACCTTCGTCATGGAAGGTAGCAATATTCTTGTTCCTTTCGCTGGTAGTGGTAATTCACTACTTGCAGCGGCTAATATAAAATGCACCGCTCTTGGTTATGATCTCTTGTTAGAGAATAAAAGTATCTTCGATACAAAGATTCTGGAGCAGAACTATGGAGAGTTTACAAGCTACAAGAAGGGAGAACAAAAGTGACTGAAAAACGTCTCGTTCTTGGCATAGGCCCTTCTAACGCCGCTATAACACTCGTTGGCGAAGCTCCTGGCGAACGTGAAGAACGTCTTGGCCAGCCGTTTGTTGGCAGTGCTGGATACCTTCTCAGTACAGTTCTTAAAACTGCATTCATACCTCGATCGGAGTGTTATATTACTAACGTTGTTAAAGAGCGACCTCCAAATAACAATATCAAAGTATTTATCGATCTTGCAAAAAAGAATATAGTTGAAACTCCCGCCTATAAAGAATATGTAACCTACTTAAAAGAAGAGCTCGATGCTATTAAAAGCAACATTATTGTAGCGTTTGGTCAAACAGCTCTCTATGCTCTCTGTGGCTACCATGATCGCATAACACAGCGGCGTGGTTCTATCTATGAAAGTTTGCTCCTTCCTGGTCGAAAGGTAATAGCTACATTTCATCCAGCAAGCGCTCTTCGAGTTTACTTAAATCAATATCTTATTATACATGATTTAAAGAAGGCTAAGACAGAAAGCGAGTTTCCTGAGATTCGTAGAACAGAACGAATGCTTATAACTGAGCCATCATTTACAGAGGCTGCTGCTTTTCTAGACACGCTGGAAACTGGGCAAGAAGTTGCATTTGATATAGAAGTTATAAACGAGCAGGTATCTCATATATCATTCGCCAGCAGCACATACTACTCTATGTGCATTCCTTTTATATCTAAAGGACAGAGCTATTTTTCCTTGGACAAAGAAGCATTTATATGGCACAAAATAGCTCTAATCCTTGAGAATCCTCACATTCGCAAAATAGCTCAGAACAAGATTTTCGATTCTCACTTTCTCTATCGCCGCTATGGAATCCGTGTCCATAACTGCGACGATACAATGATAGGCCAAGCAATTATTATGCCTGATTTTAAAAAGGGTCTTGATTTTATTTGTAGCATTCACACAACAGAGCCTTATTATAAAGATGAAGGTAAGAAATGGAGAGGTATGGAAGGAGGAGAAAAAGTTTTTAGGGAATATAACGCTAAAGATAGCGCTGTTCTTCTCGAAGCATTTCCTTCAATAAAACAAAGTCTTGAGATGCTTAATAATATAGAAGTATACGAACGCCAATCTCGTATTGTAGAACCGCTTATTTTTATGCAGGAGCGAGGTATTAGAATGAACGTTGAAGGAATTAAAAAGAAATGTGAGGAGAACAAAAACAAGATAGAGGAACTAACAGCCGAACTTTATTCTATTTGTAAAACAGAGCTAAACTATGCTTCACCGAAACAGCTGGCTGACTATTTCTACAACAAGAAGGGTCAGAAGCCTTATACCAAAGATGGTCGAGTTACTACTGATGAAACGGCTATGATTCGTCTCGCTCGCAAAGGTTTCAAGGAAGCTGATATTATTCTACAACTACGTCGTCTTAGCAAGATGAATAGCAACTATTATAACACTGATAAGATTAGTTTAGACGGCAGACTTCGTACCGCCTTTAATCCTGTTGGCACAGTTAGTGGTAGACTGTCATCAAGCGAGAGCATCTTTGGGGAAGGAAATAACGTTCAGAATCAACCCCACGAAGTGAACGAATTTATGATTCCTAACGATGGCAATCTAATGTTTAGTATTGACCTCTCCCAGGCAGAGAATCGAGTTGTCGCTAACATTGCACCAGAACCTAAAATGATTCAAGCGTTTCTTGATGGAGATGTTCATGAATTAACTGCTGAGATGATTATATTTCTCTATTATGGAGGAAAAGTCCCACCTGATATAAACGTAAGAAGCATCAGCCCACTCGGAAATGGTACTCATGATTGGCGCTTTTGGGGCAAGAAGGCAAATCATGGACTCAATTACGGTCAAGGCTACAAAAAATTCGCTTTGCAGAACCAACTTCAGGAACGTGATGCTAAGATGATTGTAGATGGATACTTCCAAATGTATCCAGGAGTTAAAAGTTACCAGAAGTGGGTAATAGGAGAGCTATATGCTAAAGGAAGAAGACTTACCAATCCCCTTGGCCGCAGTCGAATATTCTTTGAACGCTGGGGACAGGAACTTTTTAATAGTGCCTTCGACTTTATCCCTCAATCTACCGTTGGAGACATCATTAACGGAAGAGGACTCAATTATATATACTACAGCAGCAAGTTTAAACCGGTCATTCTCATTAACCAAAAGCATGATAGTATCGAGTTTGAATCTGCCGCTAAGGACTTTGAAAGACTGGCTAAAATGCTCCTTGATATTAAAGCATCTTTAGAGGCTCCTATTGAGTGGCAAGGGCGAGAATTCTTTATTCCAGCAGAACTAAAAGCTGGTGGGAATCTAAAAGAGGCTGATAACAATAACCTTTATGGGCTGAGAAAAGTAGATCTTTCCAAATCTATAACTGACATCGCTAAACAACTTGAAATAATATGGAACAGCATAAGTGTATAAGCGAAAACTTGATGACTGGATTAAAAGTTTTCTATACTATACACGCAACAGCGAGGCGCCAACCATCTATAGAAAATGGACAGCGTTTAGTACAATTGCCAGCGTGTTAGGTAGAAAGTGCTACTTGGAGTGGGATTGTCCTACTTACGCAAATATGTACATTGTTCTTATAGGCCCTAGTGGTGTTGGTAAGAATACTGCTATGTGGCCAGCTAAACAAATAATCAATCAGCTTGATATTAATGTTGCTAGCGAAAGTGTGATTCGTGAGCAACTTATTAATGAGATTGAGAAGAGCACATCATTTCACCTTGATAATGGAATCCAGGTTTTTACTACGTCGATTACTATCTTCAGTCAAGAGTTTACTGTCTTTATAGGATACGATAAACGGCAGCTTATAATGGATCTAACAGACTGGTATGACTGTCCAGATCTATGGCGATATAGCACAAAGAATAGTGGTAGAAACATTCTTAATAATCTCTATGTAAATATGATAGGTGCTACAACCCCAAAACTTCTTGGTTCAACCCTCTCTTCTGATGCAACAGGCGGAGGGCTTACTGCTCGAATGATCTTCGTTTATGCACAGGAGCGTGGCAGTTATATTGCTATGCCTTGGTTATACAAACTTGATGAAAAGCTAAAAGATGATTTGATTAGCGATCTGGCCAACTTAATATCACCTATGCAAGGAATGTTTAGACTCGACAACAGTTTTATAGACCTATATGTTCCTTGGTATGAGAATCCTAGTAACCACAAAATCTTTCCTGGCGATTTCTTCGAAGGCTATGAACGTCGAAGACCCAAACATCTATTAAAACTGTGCATGGTTCTTAGCGCAAGCTGTAGTGAAGAAATGGTTTTAACAAAGCGTGAATTTAATGAAGCGCTTGTGTTGCTTGAAGAAGTTGAGGCTGTAATGCCAAGAGCGTTTGCTGGAATAGGTGAGAGCGATATTAGCGAACTAATAGAACGAATAACCCAGCTGCTTATTAAAAGAAGGACTGTTACCTATTCTGAGCTTGTTCGTTACTATTATAATGATGCAGATGGAGAGAAGATCAATAGAGCCGTTTCATCGATAGTGACTATGAAAAGAGCAAGAATGGATAGAAAACCTGGCGCAATTGATTATACACTATCTTATGCTGGCAACGAGAAATGAGAACTATAGAATATTACGAAAAAGATGCTGCACTTAAAATAAGAGAAAGTTTATAGATGTCGACATTAAAAACGGCGAAATTGCCAAAAATCGTGAATATTGACCGATCACGAAAAATCGAGCCATATTTACGATTGTAAAATGAGCAAAATATCATATCGGGGACTTTGACAAAAAATGCAAACAATTTATGTTCCATTGTTTATGTAACTATCAAATTAAAACTTTTAATTTGCAAGGTACATTATGAGCGAAGAAGAAAGAAAAATGAAGGCCTTTCTCTGTGATCTGTTTAATGGGTTCTATCCAGACTGCAGTGATATTGACGGTGGCACATTGCAAGATCTTGCCGAGAAACACAAAATTCTTTTGCCTGAAATTCGGTATAAGCCTTGCGATGAGTTCTGTAATTGTGCTCAAACTTTTTCCGATGAAGAATTTAAAGAAGGCGTGAAATGTTATCGCCTTGCTAATTGGCTATCTGAAATAAAGAAATAGGCTAATTATATCATTTAATCTGCGAGGTGCATTATGCAACAATCTCAAGGGAAAAACGAACTGGACGAACTCATCCGAAACTTGCAGGCTGAAGGCTGTATTGAGATAACACTCGACAGACTTGAACAAGAGGTGGAAGAGCTGAGAGACGCTGTTGTTGGTGAGACAGAAGCGCTATTAGTATGTCTATACCACTCGCTGCTATGTGTTGATATTTCTTGTACGTTCCTTCCAGAAGGTGTTATGCAGAACAACTGGGAACAGCCGGCACATAGAAGATGGTTAGAGAAATTCAGAGCGTTTAGGAGATCGTGCGAGTTATCGGAAGAGGACGCTAAAACCGTTTTACCTGTCTTTGGTTGGATTGTGTCTAAATATGAACGGATGGATGATCTTCTTATACGTGCAGTAACTAAATTAGTAAACGAGCACTTTTTAATAACAAGGAGCAGAAATGAAAAAAGCAATAGGATTGGCAATTCTAACACTGATGATATATCTGCTGACTAACTGTGCTACGACACAGCCACAGCTTTCTATCAAAACAGGCGAGGATAGCACAGCTCAATGGATTGAATTCTGGATGAATGATTCATTGCATCAGAGGTTTATTGTTCCAAAGCACTTTGGTCTCTATGCAACTATCGATAGTATTAATGCTAGGCTGATTGCTCTCGAAGACTATGTTTGCTCTGATAGCATCGATCTTGCTGTTTCTTGGAACGCTAACACAGAACCAGATCTTGCTGGATATATCATCTATTGGGGAAACAAGAGTAGGCTATATAACAGCAGCAAAGATGTTGGTCTTTTAACATCTTATGCTTTAGGTAAGTTTTATAAACATCAAGATTGGTTCTTTGCTGTAACTGCTTATGATACTACAGGCAATGAGAGCGGTTACAGCAAAGAGATTAAATGGCCAATAACGTTCTAACAAATCAAATTATTTAATTCGTGAGGTATGTATAGCAATTAGTCTATAAAAATCTTCCAGGCTTTTGCTTTATCAATTAGTTGACTTCTTAGTGTTGCTCTCTGCTGAGGAGTCATTTTATTCATCTTATAAGCATCAAACAAACTATTTGGTGCCATTCCAAGCATCACCATTGTATCTATCTTCCATCGTTCTATTTCTTCACCACGATCAAGACCCCTAACGATAGATACCAATAACTTCCTCCTCGAATCCCTATCAACTCTCTCAGCTCTTGCTAATATCCTCAACGCATTGCTAACTCTTGTCTTAGCTGTAGGCTGCATTCCCGCTGCTGACATTACTTGCAACCAGCGCTTTTCCCACTCAGTTCCAAAGCGATACTTTGGAGCGCCAATCTGAATTCCAGTTATCTTACCACTGTCGTTTTTCTTTAGCTCGTAACGATCTCTAATCCATCCATCTGGAGTAACCTCAGCTTGAAGAATAGTGTTCCAATAGCGATAAATAATAGGAAAGTTTACCAACCAGTCTACTCTTCCCTCTTTATTTAAACGCTGTTCCTGATCACGAAGAGCTGGAACAACTGTAACCTTCGCTATCCTTATTATATCAGAAATAGCCGGCCCTAGACTATCTTCTGGGTTATTAGGTAAGAACTGAAATGTAGCTGGAGCACTAATATCTATTCCAAGCTTCGTACCAAGATTCTCAATCATTCCAGGTAGCCCAGATGCCCCAATTCTATTCTTATTCAGTAGCCATTCCTCTAACTTATCTATAGCTCCGATGAGACCAAGTATAGGCAGCGATTTTATTATAAGTAGAACTCCACGAGGCCCAGCAAGGGCAAGTTGTATTGATAGATAACGAGCCCATTGCTTACCATTCAATGTAGACATTAACTCAAGCTGCTTAACCATATATGTTCTATACTGCCCAACAAGCCTTCCACCAGGCCCACGAAGCAGCCGCGGAAGAGCAGCTGAACTATAAATAAAGCTTTGAACACGCACTGCCATTCTCGCTTCAGCCCTTGCAGCTGTTTCACTAAGACCTCTCTCTCGTGCCCATGTAAAGGCTGTTGCGTATGCAACTTTACGAATACCTGGTTCAGGCATAGCAAACATACCAAAGGGCTTATACCACTTTTGTTTAGTAGTAACTCTTCCTTCAATATTAGTTATAAAGTCTGTACCTAGTGCATACTCGTCCTCTTTCAACAGACGCTTACCTTCTTCAGACTTCATCCATTCTATACCCACACGCATTCTTTTCAGACCAGAAACTGCCCATGTATTACCGTGACCAGAAAGAAAGTTTACAAGACCTGCAACAGAACGATAAGAAAACTTTGCATAACCTTCCATAATAGTAGCTACACGTGACGCTCTTGAGAAAAACATAGGCTTTGTGCCAATTGCTCTACTGATCTTATCAATAAACATATCTCCCCAACTATAACGTCCTCGCGCATCTTTTAGCTGTTCGCGCAAAAGATTTCTAACATGCTGAGGAACAAGAATCTGTCCAGCATCTTTCTCAAATGCTTTCTCCATTTCAGCCTCAGCGATATCTAAGTTCATCTTCTTTCTCATAATATAGCTATAGGTTGGAAGAGCATCAACTATATTTTCTTCGCCAGCTAGAATATCCTCTCTTCCCTTTGTCGGGTCAAGAGTCTTACGAAACTCAGATGAAATAGTAACATTTCCTTTAATTTCTCCTGAAGCCATTTTCTCTTTAGCTTTTCGTTTTGCTTCTCGTCTGGTTATACCAAGAGCTCTAACCTTTCCTTCGCTATCAATAACTCGATAAGTTCCACGTTCGATATTAGTAATATATTCATTAAGTCCCCATTTGAGAATGTTATTATATTCTTTAACTGTTTCAGTAAGCTCTTCAACATCTACTTTATATTTCTCAGCAATAGTCTTGGTATCAGACTCCTCAACCTTTATCGCTTCCTCAAATGCCTCGTGCATCTTGTTGTTCATCAATATCTTATAAAGCTGACGCCTGTTTTCTATATATTCTCCCTTTATACTCTCAAACATCTGAATAATACGATTAGCTGCTTTATAGGTAGGATTTCTGTCTATTAACGCCTGTGCCTTTTCCGGTTCTTTACTCAACTCATATAGCTTCTCCATTGCCCCACGAACCTGCTTCTGTTCTTCTTTACTACTAACAATGTCCTTAACTTCCTCAATAACAGCACTATCAAGAACATGTGATTCGTGATCAGCTTTCTGCTTTGCCTCTATGTTTCTTGCTGCGATTGCTCTTGCTTCTGGTAAATCTATCAAGCTTCCAACAAAAGGAACTCTTCTATGCTTACGCACAATATATTCTGGAGAGTTAATAAACTGTCTAAGAAAATGTGTATCCCACCGAGTCTTTTCTCGTGTAATAGTTCCACCAGTCTCAGCAATTGTTGTGATAGCAGGATGTTCTGGTTGACTACCAATATTAACTGGTTTATCTTTTGCTAACTCCTGTTCGCTCTTTGGATAATTAGGAACCTTTAAACCATCGGTTAATAATGTCCCCTCAGATACAGTGCTGTTAATCTTTGGATGGCCTTCTTTTGTTATATTAAACAACGCGAGCGGAGGCTCTCCACCTAAGCGCTCTTGATAACCGATAAAAACAGCGTCAGGTTTTTCAACAGGTACTGCTATATCTTTAAACGCATTAGCTGTTCCTAAATTCTCAGGTTTCACTTGAGTAGCCACTTCGTTTGGTCTCTGACCAGTTTTAGCAAAGTGATTACGTAACACTTTAGCCCCTCTACTGGCTGCCTTTGCACCAAATAATAGAACAGCATTATCTAAAAACTCCTCTGCTTTTGGAAATCTCTGATCAAGTGCTGCACCTGTTACAGTCAACGCAGCAATCTCAGTAGGAACTTTCGCTATTCCTATTGGAACCTGTCCAGCTGTTCCTGTAACAGCGCCTGTTATATATCCTTTAGCTCCTTCTTTAACAGCAGCCAGCGTTCTATTAAGAACTTCTCCAAGCGAGGTAGCTTCCCCTTTCTCATACTTATCCATTAACACCTGTCTTAACACAGCAGGAAAAGCAAACACAGCACCAGTCCCAGTTACAGCTGATGCCAGTCCTCCACCTCCTGCTGTTCCAACAAGACCTCCTACAAACATAGCTGGAATGTCACCAACCACAGTTGCTGCGTTTTTAAGCTGACGCTCCCAAAAGTTCTGAGCTTCATAGTCGTCTGGTAAGCGTTCTCGAAGAAGTAAGCCAAGCGTGCTTTCTTGTATACCGCTCTTTACAGCAGGAATAGCACCAGTTGAATAGTCAACACTAATCCCCTTTCCACTTGGCTTCCCTCCACCGAAGAAACCTTCTGGGATAGGTGCTACTTCCATCTTGCTATTAAACGTTTTAGCATCACCAATATTAAAATGCTGTGAAACCTGCTCATAGAATTTCTGCCTACGATTAGAATCATCCATCGCAGCATCAAAGAATTCAAACGTTCCTATATCAGCCTGCTGACTTAGCAAGTTATAGAGATTTTGTCTATTTTCTTGTGGCATCAATAAGGGCCTATTTTAAGTTTACCAGGTGCTATTGTGCTAGAAGGAGCTGGTGGGCCTTGTAATTGGCTCTGTTCTCCAGTAACTCCCATCCAGGGTATAGGAAGATTTCCTGCTTGTTGTTCTCTCCTAATTTTAAGAGCCAGCTTATTCTTAAACTCCTCCTGCAATGTAGGACTATTCCAAACAGGCTGAGGCCCGAATTGACCTTCATAAAAACTATCTGCTTTAGGCATTTCCCTTTCCACCTCTTTGATAAGATTACTATAATATCTAAAATACAGATTTTGTTGCTGGCCAGGAGTAATACCTCTATCTCCACTAGTACCACGTGTTGTTGTCCCAGAACTAATAGGAATAAATTCTCTTGTGTTAGGATCAAACATGAATAGTGTCTCCTCATTGACACCAGAAGGTCCAACAACAGCACCAACCTTCTGTGGGGCACCCTCTTCAAGAGCTTGACGAAGTAGCAGCTCTTTTCTCGATTCGATCCCTCTCTCTTGCGGAGTTCCTTGTGCAGCAACTGACCCCTGATAATATTGGCTAAGTGCCTGTTGGTTCTTCGCTGATGTAGCAAGCTGGTTGGCCTGAGCAATCTGCTCTGATGTCATACCTTGCACATCATTAGCTGTTACTGATTCATTGCTCATTAGCTTCGCTAAATAACGCTGCATCCCTTGCGACTGAACTTGCATCTGGTTAATTCCAGCAACTTGCTCTCCAAGCCTCGCTTGCCACGTACCAGGATTAGCAATGCTTCCACCTATCCTTGCAAGCGTCTCACGAAATCCAGGTGTTTCAAGCGCCTTACCGAGCTGGCCAAAGGCTTTACCAATTTGAGAGAAGAAACTTTGATTCTGCTGAGCCGCTCCTATCTGTGTAGGTGCGTTTCTCATAACATCTTCTTGACTAACTGGAGTAGGCAATCCGCCGCTCGGAGTAACAAAACCAGCGCTAGCAACGTTAGGAGCAGAACTCATTGGATAAGGATTAACAAGCTTATCGCCCATTAAAATTTTCTGTATTAAACTCTGATCTACTGGCATAACCGTGCCTCACAAATTAAAATATTTGATTTGAAACTGTTATAAAAAAGCCCCAGCTACCGCACCAATACCGGCTCCTATTGCTGTACCTACACCAGGCTCAATACCGGTTCCAATAGTTGCTCCTACTGATGCACCTGTCATAACTCCACTTAATTCACTCTGTACAGCAGACATAGGACGATTCACAACATACGCTGCTCCACTCATCGAAGCAAGCATATTGCCTCCCATCAGTAATAGATCGAATGGCCACTTCGCATCAAGCACATCAAGATCTATATTACGATCTGTCTGTTCCTTTTTCGCGATTATCTTCATTCTATTAAGTTCGGTTTGAATAGTAGTTGCTACTTTATCAGAATCTATTTCAATAGACAACAGCTGGGTTATCTGATTAGCACCTTCAATAAGAAATAGATCTCTATCTTTTTGATACTGTAAATAACTTGACATATAGTTCTGTAAATCCTGTGCGTATGTTTGTAGCTGCTGTGCTGTTTTAGCAGTTCCTGTATTAGCATAGAGCTGCATCATTGTTCGATACGTCTCTCCATATTCAGCAATAACTCGATCCATTGTAGCAGCTCTTCGTTCTGCTATAAACTTACGAACATCGTTCTGAAACTGATTCTCAGCAAGCGTCAGACCGATAACAAATGCAGAACTATTCACTGCGTTAATATCCGCCATTCCGCCAGTCATTCTACTAATAGATCGAAGATGCGCCGGTTTAATGTCGTCCTCATAAGCATCAACAAGATTATCCATTACATCGGATAGATCTATTGACGTGGCCTTAGCAACTGCATCATCTACGAGTCCATCTATAAGCAACTGAATTGCTACATCACCTGCTGTAAACAAATTTCCTGTTCTTGTTATAGCGTCTGCCGCAGCATCACCAAACTCGTTGTTAGCATTACCTCTTGATAACAATTCAATAGTCTCAACGTCATTATTAGGAGAAATGAAAACAGCTCCCCTTTTTGCGTTAGCTTGACTAATTGCAGCGTCCCACTCGGCAGAGTGGTTCAATGAAGCAACAAGAGTGTTAAACGTATCGAATCGAGACTGGTTAGATGCAAGTGGCGCATCAGGAATATATGCGTTAGCATTATCATAAGGAGACATTGCCGAACCTGCTTCAATCAACGTTGTCATATAGTATGATGGATTCGCTAGCGCATCACCAAGCCACGAACCATGAACATTCTGCATATAAGTAGGATAACTTACCGCTCCACTATTTCCGCCGCCTCCGCTCATTTAACCTCCAATCTGATAACAATCTCTTCCAAATCAGCACCAAGACCTTTTGCAATTTCTTTCATTCTTGGAACGCGAGTATAACCAACTATATACTTACACCCTTCCTGTTTAGCATACGATGAAAGAGTTAAAAAATATCCCTGCCAAAGTCTTGGCTCCGTTCCAGTGCTTAGAAGTGAATATATAAGTAGATTCTTTTCACCAGTCACTATATCATAAGTAAATATTGTAGTAGCCATTCCAAGAAGCTTATTATCATCATTAAGCATTCCCCAACAGGTAAGCAACCCAGCTAAACAACTACTTAGCAACTGCTTTCGTCTATGCTCAACGTTCTCAACTAATGGCATAGCTGCTTCAATCATTGGAGCCACTTCACTCCAATGTTTAGCTACTAATTCTGGTAGCATTTTCGCTAACATTCCGGCTCCTTAAGCTGCTCTTATCAGTGTAAGCAATATTAATGCTAATTGATTCAGGTACATCCGTCTCAACATAATTAGTTGCCTTAACTCCTATCATAAACTCGACTGCGCTGACTTGAAACCTAATCCAACCTTTTTTATTTAATGCTCTCCACTCGGTCTGGACAAACGTTTTCTTCTTATCATAACGATAATAAATACAGACATACCAATCAGCTGCAGCATCAACATCCATAACAACAGGAATGTCTATTTGTGTAACTGTTTTCTCTCCTCTAACTCCAAAGTCAAGCGTATCAGTAACAATACGAACTTCTGAATCATTATCACCAACAATGTTACAGAACCCCTTTGTTTCACCTTCGGCAACGAAAACAGAAGTTATTATCTGATCAAGTTTTGATAAACCAAACTGTGTTAGTTTGAATGTTCTATCAGATCCACCAATATAGAACGTATTATTTTCCTCTGTATAGCTTACAATAATCTCCGTTCCAAGTAGCGGAACCATGTACTCTTGATAACCAAGCTTCTCAGGTCCTTTCTCTGTAATTCTCCAAATAACACCAGAGCCATCTACACAGACGTGATTGCTCTCGTTTCCACTAACAGCTCCTCTACTTGCCAAGCCAATCTGATTGAAAATGTCTTGTCTACCAAGTGTTGAAAAAGGTTCTGTAGTAGGAAACAGAAACGTCATTCCATTCTGTCCATAAACCATTAGCCCCTTGCCAAGCGGTCTAACTTGGTAAACAGCGCCTCGCCAGTTCATTGGCATGAAGCCACTCTCATTACGTTGCCAATAGTCAAAGATTAGTGGCTTATCGTAGCTGTACTCTGTTCCATCTATTTTACCTCCCAACAGAAGATTAGTATCAAACAACCAAAGCATGTCTCCACCACCAACTGTGCTCCACCATACAAAATTTTCTCCAAGCGGTTCATAGGTAGGAATATTTAACCCTTTTCTATTTCCCCAGTCCTCAAAGAATCTTCTCCAAGCGTTATTCCAGAAATTATCTGAATCAAAGCCAGCAAGAACTGCTCTACCACGGAAAGCACAGCAGGCGTTTACTGGAATACTATCTTGGACGTAGACCTTATCAGGCTCATTAAATATGTCCTTTGTATGAAAAACTGTTGAAACTCCGTTCGTTAACAACCAACTGTCATGAAAATCACAGAGCTGCCAAACTCCCCCGATGCTAATACTCTTCTCGGTATCCTTAGCCATAGCATTATATGTAGGAACTTCAAGCGTTGTCCAATCACTTTCTTGTATTAGATCAACTCTTGTCTTCCCACATAAGAAGCTATATTTGTTCCCTCTAATTATCTGAGGAAATGGCCACTCAAGTTCGGCAGCTGCTGCACTAATAACACCTACACTGAGAGCATTCTCAATAGCAACAAGCTTTGTTACACCGTTCTCAGTAACCTCAGCATTAAATAGCTCATAGAGCTCATCGCTGTTTCTTCGAAACCTGTAGTCTCTACGAAGGCCTTTTTTAAGCTGCAATATTTTAGTAACCTCTCTCATCGCTTCTTAGCTTTTCTTGGCTTCTTCTTCTTTGTCATTTTCGCTTCGCTCATTGCTATTGCTATAGCCTGATTTCGATTCGTTACCTTCTTTCCACTCGGAGTCCTGAGCGTTCCCGCCTTGAACTCGCGCATCACTTTGTGAATCTTCCACTTTCCACTTTTCTTCCTCGTCATAGATCTGCTCCTTTCTTTCAACCAGCATAGCTTCAAGTTCTAAGCGCTTCGCTCTTTCCGCTTCTTCCTTGAGCGCCTTAGCTTTTGCTATCATATCCTTTCTTATCCGCATTTAACCCTCCATAAAGCTGTTACCAACAAGCTCTTGCTCGACACGATCATCTTGATCACCCTTCAACAGATCCTCGATAAACGCCCGCTGCGTTCTTACCCCCTCCAGATTGCGATTATGACGCTCAATACACAAAACTGTAGAAGCAATAACAGCTTCAGGCTCATACATAGTCCACCAATTAACATCGCTAGCATTTGAAAGGACCTCGCTAAAGAACGTTCCAAGAAGCTCTATAGTATAGACCTCATCAGCAGGTGGCATCCACTGAATGCCACGTAGTGTATAGCCAGTATCAAATAGAATGTCATAAACACTATATGTAAAACCGGTATGAACTGCTTGTGTCAAAGCTTTCTGTGATGGAGCTAAACGATGTAGATCATAGCTCCAATACTTTGGCAGGCCAGAGGTAACATTAGCAGAGGTAGAATCACTATAGTTAACTCTCAACCATCCCCCTGTAACTGGACTAACTAGCTTCCTTTCATCTGAGTCAGCTGCCCAAACCTCTTTTACTGCTCGAAGATCTGCTACACTAAGTCTAACATCTCCTATCGCTACATCCTTCTTATACCAACGAAGTTCTTCCGACAGTGGGAAATTCTTATCAAGATACTTCACACCAGCGTTGATAAAAGTAGTTAGATTCCAAATCGAATCGTTTGAATTGTATAGATCGTAACGACCACTTGATTCGAGAATCATCTTCTTTAGATTTACAAGTGTCACTGCAGTAATCCTTCAAGATCATCAACCGGTTCAACTACTCTCTTTTTTGATTGAACTTTTTTCTTCTCAAACAGGCTATCGGGTGCTTCCATAGAAACAACATCACTATAGTCGGCCAGTCGCTTAGACTGGTTAATGAAGTTGTCTGTAATTAGAACTGTAAACTTTCCATTACCTGTAATCTTCCATAGCTCTCTCTTCTTCATTTCCTCTTCTATCCTAATCGCATAGATCCGCTCAGTTCCCCAGAGCACAATCACTCCTTTTTTCATTTTGAGCAATCTATTCTCGTATGTGCAGATTTTATCAAAATTGTCTGCAAGCTCGCGTAATTGCAATATAGTTTGCATATTATAACCTCACAAATTAAAAGTTTTAATTTGAAAGGGGGAAGAAATTTCCCCCCTTCCTTCTACGCTGCGTTGTCCATACCAACACCTTTTAAATAGCCCCAAGGGCCATCTAGCATGTACTCGTATGTACCTTCAGTAAGATACTCTTCTTGCTTTCCATCAACTCCTTGCGCACCACCCTGATCGTAAAGCATATCAGGTTTATAGTGTGTATCGCGAAGAGGCAGCCAACGCACAGCTGCTGGTGGAACCAACAGCATTGTATGAGCGTTAGTTGTCTCAAAGTTGAGCAATGGATGAATCTTCAGAAAGATCGTTCCAAAGATGCTACGAAGCTCAAGAACCCTAACTCCATAGGCAGCAGTTTTCTCAGTAATTGTATACATCGAATTTGCTTCAACCAGCTGCTGAATGCCAGCAGCAGCACCGCCACCACACAGCGCTAACACCTCACTACCAAGCTCACCTGAACCAACTGCATAGATCGTCTGAATCATAGCATCCAGCCAATTCTTGCCAGCCTCTTTCCAGGTCTTTCCAATGTAGTCAGAATTCAATGAGAAATCATCGACCGACGCAGGTACATAAGTTGTGATGAACTGAATAATGCCCATAATAGAGTTTTCAGGCTTACCATTAGCTCCTGTACCTTCTGTTCTTACTGACCAGATTAGATCCTTCTCCATCTCAATTCCATGATAGAGAAGACCTTGCTGTTTCTCATCAATATAAGCATCCCTGCCTCGAAGCGTAGTTTCAAGGGCAGTACCACTCAGTTCAACAGGTGTACGCCAGATCTGTGTAACGTTGTACACATCTACGGGATCGTAACGTAGTGCTCTCGGCCGAGTCCCACACTGTGAATTGATGTTACCAATAACCATGATTCGATCAACAGTGGCAAGGTTAAATGATGCTGCTACAGAACCGTTATCATCAGCTTCATGCAGCTTCACGCTAATAACACTCGAAGCACCATTAATAATAACTCCAACTACCTTACCACGAACGTCCACCTCAAGGTGGTTGCTGTCTCTAAGGATCACTTTGTGTCCTTCACGAAACATTGCCGCAGTTGCGGCAGCAACTTTTGCGTGAACAGTTCCACCAGCAATACCGATAGTAGCCTGATGGGTAGCATAAACATAAGCAGTTACAAGACTAACGTCAATATAGACTGCTGTCACTGCACCTGCCTGAGTCGCCAACGTCCTCGTCTTCCACGTATATTTCGAGTCAGTTAGCTTCTGTCCTCTACCTGTCTTGCTTGTAATTGCAGTTAGTGGAGCACTACCATTAGGCCAGAGCTCCAAAATCTTTTCTCGATAGGATCCAGGTCTGGCCGTTGGATCTGTCCAATCACCAGTACCTCTCATCCCAAGAAACGGATATACGGCCATTTAAGTTTCTCCTATTTTTTTTTTAACGTTACGGAGCTATACCAATTCTACCAGCAGTATTGCCAGCAGGTTGGTTAGTCCAAACAAGATTATTTACACCAGTTACGTCGATGGCAGTGAAACCTACCAGCGAGCAATTTCATCTTTCCTCCTAATCTAGGATTCGTTCAAGACCCACTGTTTGCCGTTGGACGTGACTGAACGATTGTCACCTGCATTTACAACTGTAATATTAGTCCAACCAAACGAATCGCCTCGATCTTTAATTGTAAGTACGTTTGTTGCACCAAGCGAACAGATATTAAACGTCAAATCTTTTGCCTCACTAACATTTGGAAGCGTTAGTGTTCCAGCGGCCGCTACTGTACTCACATAGATATTCTCCTCCCAAAGCTCTAAGCTTTTGGTAATATCTGTGACAGCAACAGTAGTCCAGAAGACCGTCTTATCTCGCTCGACCACAACAGCATCTATGTCCCTTTTTGCTTGTGATCCCATTTTTCTTTCTCCTATCTTCCTAGTCTAAGTTCATCCAACTCTTTTTGCAACGATGTTCTTACGTCTGCAGCCCTTCTTGCTGCATTTGGTGCCTTTGCAAAAGCTGGAGTATTTTTATTCGGTTCTTCGGCTGCTTTCCTTCCTGTGAAAGTTTCGATAGTTCCTTTTACCTCCTTTTCAAGTTCGTTAAATAAAGTAGGATAGTCCCACTCTGGATGTTGTTTGATTAACGTAATAGCTCTACTCGACACAAAAGGTCTTATTTTATTAAACTCTGGATTACGTTTGTAGAACTCAAACGCCCCAATATGAAGTTGAACCTGTTGATTAACAATATTAGCAAGAACAGGAGTTATAGAGTTAATTGTTTCCTGCTGAATTCTACTTCCAAACTCGGCTATTCGACTATTCACAGTCTTTGCATCAATTCCATCTTCGATTTCTTTATCCGTTAAAATCTCGACAGAAGAGACACTCGAAACTGCTGGCTTCTGAGGCTCTATAGGTTTCGGTGTAGCCTGTGCAGACTCAGCTGTCGGAGGCGCATAGACCTCAAACATCTCGTTCATTCTTTTAAAAACATCAATCAGCGCATCTGGTTCAACTGGAGCTGCTAGCTTAGCAGAAGCTCCTTCTGCAGGAGGCTCAGCAGCTGGTGGTTCTGGAGCCGTGGACTGAGTAGGTTCACCTGACGAACTAGTAGGTCCAAGTTCGCTAAGCTCCTTTATCAAAGCATCATCTACTGTTGACTCAGCAGAAACAGCCGGTTTATCTGATTTCGAATCAGGCATGATTTTCTCCTTCCTTTTCCTTGTTTTCATCTCGTTGTGCTTCGAGATCTTCAATAATTAAGTCAGGTGCCTCTACCAAGAAGCCTATTTCCATTATTGCTCCCTGCATCGCTTCAACACCATAAGTAGTTTTAACTTTACCATCCTCAGTAGGAAAATGAACATTATAAACTGGAGCGGTCGCTATCTGTATTTGATATAATCGCAAACGCTCCTGTAGCATAGTAAGTATTTCCACCCATACAGTATTATCTTTAAACTTCTTAGCATCCTCAATACTAAAAGGCCACTTATCATCAGCCATTACCAATTTCTCCTATCGGGACAATATTACCCTGTTGTGCCTGCTGATCAATTCTATCAGGTGTAGCAATTCGAGCGTTAATATTTCCTCCCCTCTGAACAAAATCATTTACATTCTTCGCACCAAGTGACCTTGCAATGTGTTTGAATATTCTAATAATATCAAATTGCTGTGCAACAGCAGGATTAGTTGCTAATATCTGAAATATCTGTGTCCATGCTATTCCATCACTATTACCAGGAATGCTTCCATCATGAGGAACTACATCATAAAGAACATCAATATCATCAGGAGTGACAAGTTTTGTCCGTCCACCAAACTCAGCACTTAAATCCTCACCCAATCTACCAATCGCCTTAACATAGGTCTCAGTAGACATAAGCTGCTTAGTCTGTGCAGCAAACAGATAAGCAAGATCAAAATGTGCCTGAAGTCCCGCTATCTTAGCATCTTTTTCCAGTCTCGAAAGAGCGCTCGAAAAAACCTGGTTAGCCTCAGTTGCACTAACTCGCTCACTTGTCTTTCGTCTCAGTCCTTTAACAGCTTCTCCTGCTCCACTAACCTGTTCAATAATGCTCATAACAAAACCGATGTCAGGAATGTTCTGTCGAGTAATATCGCTCACAGTTAGTTGCATCACAGCATCCTTAACACCTTTACCCCAAGCTGCTCTGCGCATTCTGATAAGCTTACCAGGTTCAGGATTCTTTAGATCGTTATAGTTAACAAGATATGGATCAACTACAATCATATCGTTAATAGCCTTACGAACGTTAGCTATATGCGATCTAAAAAGCCAGTCGATAGTATGCTGAAGACCATAAATAGTCTCCATTGCACTTATTGGCATAGGCGTATGACCATCACAATTAGTTGCACTAATAGCTATCGGAAACATATTATGATCAAGACCGAGCTGTTTTGCTGTTATCAGTATCTTATCACCTGCAACTGCAAACAACCACTTCTCTGGATTGTCACTTGATCCAAGTCCCCACTCGCTTGGAATAAGTTTAATATAGCGATAAACAACATCAACATCATTATTTTGACCAATAATATTGCCTACAGATGGATAGCCAGCTTTAGTCTCTCTACCTGTCTCATCACTAACAAAGTAAGCGCTTCGACGATTAGAGAAATGGTCAAGATATCTCACGTTGATAAGCCCTGAGCCAGGATTTGAAATCTCCTCATCAAGCAATGTATAGTAGTCTGTTCGGTCTACCCACCCATGTGAGCATGCTCGCTGCGGCCACATCGCATTTGAGTTAGCGTCTGGTAAGTAATTATAAGGGTCGATGTTGTATATCGTACTGCCCTCAAACAACGTACCAGTTTCTTCGGTTCGTCTATAACTCTTTCCATTTCTATCGAACAATCTACCAAGCGAAGCAAAGAAACCTGTTTCGTTCACTTCTTCATCTTTCTTAACCTTACCTACAATTGTCTCCCAGTTGCAAGCAACTACACCAAGTCCATAGGTAAAGTCATCTTTCCACATTGTATAAAGTGAAAGGGCAGATTTAAACCTTCGCATCTGAAGCTCAATAACACGCTCAAGCAGCATTGCACCAATTCTATCTTCATCGCCCCAGCCTTCGTAACGAAAAATAGGAGACTCAAGAAACGCTGCAACTCGATAGGTTAACAAAGTCTCACGCGTTGCATAAGCAACTGGAACTACAATAGTTACCGGTTTACGAGGATTAGATTGTTGAAGGCTCTTCTCATATTCATCCAACTCAACGTAAGTAGTCATTGTATGATCTACTTTTCTCCATGATGCAAAGCGAGTTTCAACAATTGAAGAACTATCTTTAACCTGCTTCATTATACGTCTAACAATGCTATCATGTAGCTCAGAACCAGGCTTCAGATTAAGCTTCTCATAATAATTATAGTCATAATCTACTTGTTTGTAGCCTTCGTTATTCATCATACTTCCAAATCAAAATTTTTAATTTGTCAGATCGTTCGCCAATCATCTTCTTCAGAACCTTCCACCATCAGTTCAGCAAATTCCTCTTCGCTAACGTTATCACATTCATCTTTCGGTTCAAAGTAGCGAAGACCCTTTTCGAGCAGCTCAATTATGTAAGCAGCCGCATCAATCATATCCCAGCGCTTTGGTCTTGGAAATGCAAGCAACTGCATTTCGTAAGGCAAACAGTTAGCTTCGTTATGAAAAACAAGGCCTTGACGGTAGAAACCTATCATACTTGCGACTCGACCTTTCTTACCACCACCTACACCACTGAACTCACCTTTGCCACTCCGAGCCTCTAAAAATACGGGCTCTATAATAAGACCGCGCCGACTGATCTCATTTAACAACGGAAAGGTTCCAAACTCGCCAAGGCCTGTTTTCTCAAATCCAAGAACACGAGCTCTATATCTTGTGCAAGTATTAAGCGCATCAGCAATAAGTTCATCAGGGTGGAAATGCTCACCTCTTGCTTCACGCAAATAGAATGTGTTCTTCTCAGTATCAACTCCCCAAACAACTATACCACTCTCAGCATTATACATCTTAGCTGTTTTAGCTGGATCGACTATTACAACAGTTTCAATATAGCCATCATTAACACGCTCCAGAAACCCCTTATCTGTCTCATTATAGTAATGAAACATTTCCTCTTTAAAAGCAGCATCCTCCTTTGATGTTGCCTGACCCATATACTCACGAGCAAAAACATCCATCATCTTCTTATCACGATGCTCTTTCAGTTCTCGATCTAAAATAATCTGAGGCTTAAAGTTAGGAGCAAGGGTTTTAAAATCATCATCACAGATGCTTAATCTAAGCGACTCCCACTCAGGGGCTTCTAACAAATGAGCCATAATAGAATCTTCGTGTTTAAGAGTATCTATATAAAAAATCTGCCACTTTCTATGGTGTTGAGGAACGCACTTAATATGGCTGGAAAAAAACAGCTCCATCAACTTTGCACGAAGTTCCTCATTCTGAACCTCTTCATCATCCTCAAGATCGTCAAAAATAGGTAGATCACACCTAAAACTCATCCAATTAAGTCCTCGTAGTTGCTGCTTATTTCCACGAGGCATTATTAATGTTTGGTAGCTAATCCAGCCCTTTTTGCTAAACTGAGGATCGTCCCCAGAATAATCAACCGTTTTAAGATCACCAAAGAGTTTCCTAATTATCGGACTGTAACGCAGCTCATTCTTCAGATTCTCGGTTTGCATCATAGCCATTGTCTCGCTTTTACTAACGTATGGAATAAAGTGACTCAGACGAAACAATATATTTTTAGCGGCTAAGGCCCTCGCAATGCTCGTCTTTCCGATACCACGAGGGGCTTCTACTACTTTATAGTTGCAGTCACTATTGTCAATCAGATCAAAGATTTGGTCATGCAACGACGAGAATGGAATATCAAAAGTATCTGGAAAAAACGTCTTACAGAATAGCTTAGTATTACCTACGCACATCGCAAGTGTGTCCATTAACTCTTCGTTCTCTCGAAAATTATATTGTTGAGATATAGCCATTATCTACAATGATGTTATATATAAGATTTTAACTGTCAGATTGCCAGTGTCTACTAACGCTGTAATATCTTGGCAAGCAGCAGAAAGATCTATAAAAGTTACATCTATACCGTACGATTCTGTAGTTCCTATACCATCATAAACTACAACATTTACACCAGAAGCATTATACTTTAGTCCCTCAAACACAGCTAATACTGTCCCTGTAATCGCCGCATCTCTAATCGTAAAAACAATGCCAACGTTATCTAAGCGAAAATTAGTCCCAACATAGCCCTTACCAATGTTATCAGTACTGCTAACAGCATCCCCATTCCATCTATTATATAATGTCGCCTGTAAGGTACCAGGATCTGTTCCATTAGCTAAATGAAGATCGCACATTCTAACAACTCGCCCAGCCGTTCCATCGCCCTGTAGCTGGTTAGCTAATGCCGCTCCCTCGTACCCATCGACAGCATCGCTATTTAAATTGGTAGCAACTGTTGTTGAAGCTACTGTTAACGGAGCTGTTCCAGTTGTTACATCGCTCTCAAACGTGTTAGAACGAATCTCATGACTACCAGCATCCCAATTAGCGGTTAGTGAGACTGTTCCATCTGCGAGAATCGGATTACTAGAAGTAGTAGAAGCAGCAATATTAAGCCAACTACCACCAAGATTCTTCGTCTGCATTATACCACCTGCAGTGGTTCTAATACCATAACCACCTGAACCTGCCGAAGTAGAAGCAAGAAAGGCAGTATCAGCAGTATTGGTTGTAAAGTTTATATAGCGAGACGAGTCAGTTCCAACTATTCCAATACCATAATTGCTAATCCACATTCTCAACTTTGTATCATCATACTTAGTCGCCGCCGAACTAAGACTATGAAACAACAAACCAGTTCCAGTAGTCGAACCGGACAATGGTGGATAGTTATAGTAATTAAGTCCAACTATCTTAGCTCCAAGAACATCTCCATAACCACGATGACCATTTATAACATCTCTATAAGCACCAAATAGTATTTGATTCTTACTCTCCGGATTAGCAGGCGTTCCTGTATAATGAAAGCCCCGACCAAGACGAATAGAGGTATTTCTTCCCGTTGCATTAAACGTTGTATCGTTAATAGTAATATTTGAGTATCTTGCAGCATTGTCAACAACATTAAAATCAGTTGCCGAACCATGAGCAGAACCACTTTCGATAATATTCGTACAATCAGAAAAGTATGGATAGTTATAGTTGCATCCCTCAAAAGTATTAGAAGCCACATACACAGAATCTATTCCATGTAGCTCTATTGGATATCTTGGAAGGTTAATACCAACTGCATTTCTAAACGTGTTTCCAACTATTTCTACATGTTTAGCAAACACTCCACCAGCTAAATATATGGTACTATATGTATTATTAGACTCCTTACCACAGTTCACAAATAGGTTATTTTTTATACTTAGCGATCTAAGAGTGTCACCACTACCTCCACCATAATATATAGCATACTGGTCAATATCTTTAAACGTACAGTTATAGAAGCTCAATCTATTAACATCTCCGAATGAGTTTATAGCTGGGCTTCCAGTGGTACTATCAAACGTACAACCATTAAATGTTAATCCACTAACACCATTTAGATATACCCCTAATTTCCCTGTAATATGACACCCAGTAAACGTAACATTTTTCCCCCCTCCTGGCCAACATAAAGAGAGTACATAAGAAGTACCACTCTTAATATTGACATTAGAAACCAGTAGATTTTCAATATAATGGACACCTACACCTATTCCTATACATGTGGGTGTGTAAATGTTGCCGTTCGATATAGTAATGTTTCTAAACTCTGCATGATATACTTCTTCTATATCTATACCACAATAACCGCCTATTATATTAAAGTTGTTGATAACGATATTGCTAACTTCTCCTTCTGCTGAAGAATCTACAGGAGTGTCAAAAGGATTCCCACAAGGATAAGGCGTTAGAGAGTTTTTTGCTTCTATAGTTATTGCGTTTCTTCCAACAAGGTTATGACAACCGTTAGCATCAACTACTCCATTAGTGTAACCACCCGCATAGAACCATTTGCTAGGAATAGCTATAGAAACATCACTAATAAATATATCTCGACCACCATCTATATATATACCATCACCAGGAAAATTTTCTATTCGACTGCCTGTTATATGAACATTATTGCTTTCTACTAAATTTATTGCTCCTCTAAATTCGTGCATCGGAGTAACACGAAAATCTGAGGTAGCGTCAGGTATAGTTTGCCAATTTGCTGTAGTTGTTATTGCTGAGTTGCCTCCAACTGTTACTCCACTGGTTGCTATCCTCCTACATTGACCAGTTCCAAGTCCAGCAATTACATGAATAAACCAACCTTTAAGAGAATCAGCAACAAGAAGAGTAAGATCACCTAAAACCGCTCCACCAGCTGTAGCAGAAATTATATTACCAGTTGCATATTCTGTATCACTATTTCCATCAAATAGTCCCCCAGTTATAACAATATCAGAATCTCTCCACGCCTGAATAAATGAATTTTGACAACGTTCTGTATTCTTTCTATATGTCCATGATACTCTATTACTGGGAGGAAGATCAAGTTTCTGACCAGAGCTAAGAAATATCTCAGTATCGGCGATCGCGTCAATTGTAGATGGTTGTCCATAGACCGTTCCAGTTGAAGGAACGACTCCACCAGAATAAATCGCATCAAGTAAACTTGAATAGAACTTCCTGTTTCTTCCTCCATAAATTCCAAACTGCGTATCGCCACCTTGAACAAACTTACCAGCAGTCCCACTCCAATCTGTTCTTCGTGAATAGTTTGAACCACCAAGAATATCTTCCCACAGTGTGTACATTCCACTGATTGCTACACTAAACTGATGCATCATTAGCCCAGCAACATACGAGCCTTGAACAGTAATTCCAGCTGTTGGTGTCATAGCAATCCCACGTAGCTGTGCAGTTGACAAACTACTTTTCATCTTCTCACGCCAGGGCGTAGTGTTTGTAATAGCACCAATAGTCGTAGCCAACAGCAAAACTACTAAAACTGATCTAACGATCAAAGTCTTGTTCATGTTCTTCCTCTATAAAAACCGGCGTTCCAACAATAGTAATAGTATCAGCAACAATAGATAGCTCCGTAACTATTATAGTATCAACAACATCAGCAATTCTTAATGATGTATCAGCTGTTATTTCGTCAACTGTTCTTCTAACATCGGCCGAAGTGGATATTGTTCTTTTTGCATCCTTATTCATACTCTTTTCGACAGAATAACACTTCCTTCAAGAATTCTAATTGGAACCCCTCCACTTGGTGTCAGCTCAATATTATAAACAGCCCTATTAAAATCGAGCATCACAGTTACTAGCTCGCCAACGTCTATCGTTATGGAACCGTTTACACCACCAAGCACTATTTCGCCACTAACTGTACCCCAATCGAAGATAGTCACAGCATGTTCCTTCGTATATTTACAGCGCATTGATGCAGTATAACCTGTTAAATCAACAGCATTACCCGCATCGTCGTTCCACTGAATAATACGAAGAAACCTCGCTCCACCCTCTATTGTAAAATCGTGCTGTGCTGCAAGCATCAATATATCTCACAAATCAAAATTTTTAATTTGAACCTGCTAATTGTTGTCTTCTAACATCATGCAACATTGCTAATATAACCTTCTGATCTGCACGAATATCAGCTATATCCTGAACGTATTTCTTCTCAAGCGAATCAAGACGAATATCTAGCTGCTCATAGTGTTCTTCAAGAGGCCCAAACGTTAGATACTGTCCCATTGCAATAGTTGAAGTAATAATGGCAATGATGGAAATAAGAATAGTAAGCCATACCTTCATTCTTACTTCAATAGCCTCATCTTTGTTGAGCATTAGCTTTCTCAAAGTATGTAATTCATGTTGTTATTATTACACCTTAGAGCCGCCAGCTGAAGAACCTGCACAATTAACTAGCGGCTTGCTCAGGAAGGAGCAGGCTTCCTCTTACTAGTCGAGAACTTCCTTACCCATGTTGGTCAGAGTGTCAGTTACAAACTTGACAATGTCTCCAACAGAAGGTTTGTAGCTCTCGCCAGGATGAGCATCTTCGAACTCCTCACCCTTAGCTCCAACATCCTCCAAAGTCATACCAACTACCTTAACTGCTTCATACGTTGTTAGTGCCATTTGCTTCTTCCTTTCGCTTTTTGTTCCACTTTACTATTTTATGCCAAAAACCACCAACAGTTGTCAGCACTCCTATTACAATAATATCTTTACCATATTCAGCGGTCTGCGAAAACAGACACAAACAGATACCAAGAGCCGTTCCTATAAGACCAGAAAATGTCTTCTTTCCGTCGGCCTTCAACCAAAGCTTTGCTGCATTGGGCAACAAAAACATAGCAAGTTTGGCAAGCAGTTTAGTCACCAAAAATCTCCTTCCAAACAGCATCAAGCGTTAGCAAAACGATTCCAGTCCCAAACAGGCTCCATTGCAGTTTATCGCTAGACTTAATCTCAAGGTTAATCCATTTCCAACGAACATAGAATCCATGCCCTTTCTCAGGTGGGAAAAGTTTGCCAGTTTGTACAAGACGAATACCTCTTTGATGTACCCAGCTTGTGAATAGAAGATTTCCAGTAACAAACACAAATCCGCGCTCAGAAAAGATAGAATATTGTGGCTTCCA